AAGGAAGGCCAAACGATCGTTAGAGAACAGGTAACACTCCTAGAAGTGTCAGTTGTTCCCTTCCCAGCCTTTTCAGGCGCAAAAATAACCGAAGTCCGTAGCGAGTCGGAGACCGAAGAGGTCGAAGAGGTTGCAGAGACTCCTAATGAAACAGAAAGTGAAACAATGGAAAACATTGAACTTGACGTTCGCACCGTGCAGGACGAGGTTGCAGAATTGCGCCGAGTTATCGAAGCAGGTCAGTCCGTCGAAACAGCAGCACCATCTACACACAAATTCCGCTCACAAGGCGAGTTTGCAAAGGCTCTAGTTACCGGAGACGCTGACGCAATTCAGTTAGCCCGTGACGCAAGCACATCTGCAGACACCGTTGCCCTACCAGGCTTCATTGGTTACATCGACAACCTAATCGACACTAACCGCCCAACTCTATCGGCCTTCTCTCGCGCTGCACTTCCAGCTGCAGGTCTAACCGTTGAGTATGCACAGGTATCTTCTAACACTATTGCAGTTGGAGTTCAGTCCCCAGAGAACGAAGAGCTATCCTTCGGAAACCTAGTAATCGATTCAGTATCAGCTAACGTTGTAACTTACGGTGGTTACACTTCGATGTCCAAGCAGACCATCCAGCGTTCATCCGTAAACTACCTAGACACCGCTCTACGCGCTCTATCTATTGCTTACGCTAACACAACCAACAAGGCAGTCGTAGATCTAGTGGAAGCACAGGACTACACAGGCAAGCGTTGGGACGTTTCAGCTGGAACTTCCGAGGCTCTTATCGGTGGACTAGCAGATGCATCTTCTTACATCTTCAAGGAGACCGGACTACGTCCAGAAGCTATCATGTGTGGAACCGGAGCTTACAAGTTCCTTCTACAGGTAGCTGGCGAAGACGGCCGTCCAGTAGTGCTAGTAAACGGCGCTGGAGTAAACAACATCGGATCAGCTAACATCCCAGGTCTATCTGGTCAGCTATTCGGTCTTCCAGTAATCGTAGACCCACAGATTGCAACCAACCGTTGCTTCGTGGCTAACAGCGCAGCCATCCAGACTCTAGAGTCCGCTGGCGCACCTGTAAGACTATCTGCAGATGACATTACAACCCTTACAGATTCAATTAGCGTTTATGGATACATGGCAATCACCATGCCATTCTCCGACGCTCTAGTTGTTCTAGACATCGTTTAATAGGTCAATAAATGGCAGTGACGTTGGCAGAGTTCCAGGCTTATGTTGGAACGGATGAAGTAGACTTCCCCCAGGAATGTCTAACGTCCGGTATTGCATTAGTGACTAAATACATCGGTGCAGTGACTACCGTTCCGGTAGCACTTAACGATCAAGCGGTCTACATAACAGCCTCGGAGCTCTTCCACCGTCGTTCCGCTCCTAACGGAGTTGCTCAATTTGCAAGCTTCGATGGAGCTCCTATTCGCGTAGCTAAAGATCCAATGAACGCGGTTTACCCGTTGCTTCAAAGATACGTCGGTTATGCAGTATGAGCGAAATCAATGCTTCTAAAGTTGAGTTCAAACTTGAACTAACGGAAGCCGGGTTGAACGTTTTGGAATACATTCCAGAGCGAGTGACTCCTCCAATAGTAATCATCAACTCCGCGCAGCCTTACTTGCAAACAGCACAGTTTAGGGAATGGAGCATGGGACTCGAGTTGGTCTTGGTATCTTCTACCGCGACTAACAAGACAGCGACATCAAATCTAGATCAGCTAATCGAGGATGTTCTGAATGCAATCGAACCTCTAACTTATGTTCGTATTACTTCGGTAAATCAGCCTTACAATTTACAAGCAAACACCGCCGAGTATCTAGCAACAAACATCTTCGTTCAGCTAGACATCACACTTTAGAAAGGTAGCCTAATGGCCGCTTCAACAAGAATCAAAGCACAAAACATTATCTTCAAAATCGGAGCAACTGACTACGCTTGCGACGCTAACATGGTGGAGCTAACTCTAGGTGACGCACCTGGCGATGTTCAAACCTTCTGCGAAGTTCGCGTGGGCGGAGAATGGGCTCTACAGCTAGACGGTATTACATCTGGCGAAGACACAAGCCTATACCGCGTTCTATGGGACAACTACGGCACCGAGGTTGCATTCGTAATTGCTCCTAACGGAAACTCTACTCCAACCGCTGACACTCCTCACTACGAAGGTGTTGCAGTATTCAACGAGCTTCCACCTCTAAGCCTAAACAGCAACGAGACAGCTACGTTCTCTGTGACTCTTCGCGTGAAGAACACTCCTCACGATCCAGCTACCAACAAATACTTCGGAGTAGAGATCGTAACAGCAGCCTAATCATGGCCGATGGAATTAAGGTCGCTGGTCTCAACGAGGCCATACGAGCTCTTAGGGCTATTGGGGTTCCTTCCGCTGAAATAGGCGAGGCGTCTCAAGAAGCCGGGGAGATTGTAGCTAACCAAGCGCGATCCTTAGTTCCGGTCAGGACTGGAGCACTCCGGGCAACTATCAAAGCTAAAAAGATAGCCAGAAAAGTTGTAGTTAGTGCAGGTAACAATACAAAAGTTCCCTACGCTAACCCGATTCACTTCGGTTGGAATTACGACAAGGTAAACCTACAAGCTAAGAACATCAGACCAAGACCGTTCTTTAGTAATGCTTTGACAAGAACAAGGCCACAGGTCTACCAGATTTTCTTTAAGAACTTAGATAGACTGTTTCAAAAGTATTCAAACCGCAAACCATAGGAGAACGCAGAATGAGCAATTTTGATTTTGAGAGTCTAACTCTCGAAGAAGTAGAACTAATCGAAAACCTTACAAACACGGGTATCGATGACGCTTTCGGTAATGGCAAGCCTAAAGGCAAAGCATTAGCAGCTTTCGTTTGGGTAGTCCGTAAAAGGGACAACCCTAGTTACAAAATGGAAGACGCTAAGAAGCTAAGCCTAAAGGAAGCACTAGCCATGATCCAGGGTGAAGACACAAAAAAAGAATAAGAGAGCTCTCCGCTAAAAGAATGGCGGAGTTTTGCCTGGCGATGAATATGCAACCGTCGGAGTATAAGGCTCTCAAACTGAACGAGTATCTAGCGTTCATAAAGGCTTATGACAAAAGAGGTAAATAAATGGCTGGAACTCTGGCACTAAACGTTGAGATTCTAGGTGAGTTTTCAAAGCTTACCGCAGCTACTAAAGGAGCAACTGGACAGCTCCAGGGATTACAAAACACCACTAAGTCAATCGCTACTGGTATGGGCAAAGCCTTCGCAGCTATCGGTGTTGGATTCTCTCTAAACTTCCTAAAGAACGAGCTCGAGCAAGCAGGCAAAGCAGCCGTAGCAGAAGCAAAGTCAATGGAGATTCTTTCTATTGCCATGAAGAACACCGGGTCTGCAACCGGAGTTACTGTAAAAGAAGCAGAAGATTCCATTAAGAAGATGTCGCTACAGTCTGCCGTAGCCGATGACCAACTTCGCCCGGCATTCCAGAAGCTATTCATAGCAACTAAGTCAGTAACAGAATCAAACAAGCTTCTCCAGGTAGCTTTGGACACTTCCGCTGCAACTGGTAAAGACTTAGACACAGTAACGCAAGCTATGGCTAGATCTCTCGAGGGTTCAGACACAGCTCTAAACAAGTTAGTCCCATCCCTAAAGGGAGTCGATGATCCACTAAAGGCTTTAGGTGAGACGTTCGCAGGAGCAGCAACCGCAGCAGCTAACTTAGATCCATACCAAAGAATGAACGTTGCTTTCGGTGAGATTCAGGAGTCAGTCGGACTTGCTCTCATGCCAGTTCTAAATGACTTCGCGACTTTTATGGTAGAAGCCGTTCCAGACGTTCAAACCTTCTTCGCTGAAATCATGGATCCAACTACCGAACTTGGAGACGCCTGGGAAAATGTCGCAACTCAATTCAAGAACACCGCTGATCAGTTCTCTAATCTTATGGCTGTCTTCTCTGGTGGAGAGTTCAACCTTCAAACAGTTCTCGATTGGGTAACTACTCTTACCGCTGGATTGGGACAGATAATCTTCTACTTCACTTACGTAGCTAAAGGAATGAAAGCTCTTCTCTCTGGAGACTTTGCAACTGTCGTAGACATGAGCCTAAACTATGGCAAGCAATACGCAGCTTTCGTGGATTCTCAAAACAGAGCTCTCGGTTACAGCACTACAAATGGAGTTAGCCAGGACTTAGCAATTCAGCAAGTAACTATAAACGTAAACAACGGCAACGTTACAGCCCAGGAAATAGCAGACAAAATCAACCGAGGCAACAGAGCAACCGGAACTAACCTAATACGCTAATGATTTCTAACTTCAAAATTGATGAAAACCTAAAGGTCGAGTTCTTAGTTCCCGACTCCGAGGGTAACTCATTCATTCTGGGTATCAGCCTCCTCGATAGCACGGACGTTCTAGGTGGATTCGGAGAGTTTGTTATTGGAGTCTCATTACTTGGAGGAGAAGACGTTCTAGCTCCTAGCTCCGGTCTAAAGTGGGAAGAAGTATCCTGCTCCGTAGCAAGTGCAAACATCTCTGTCGGTGGATCTCTACAGGATTCAATTAACTTCCAGCCATCTCCAGGAACAGCAAATCTTACTCTTCAAAGCTACGAATTAGATCCGACCAACAACAAGAACATCCGAGCTTCTACCAAGATTCGAGTTCGACTTGAGAGCGATCAGCTTGATCGCATTATCTTCCAGGGATACATCGACATAATCGACGTCACTTACTACCCAGACGGACTAAACCTAATTCAAATTGTAGCTTTTGACGCTTACAAGACATTAGTCAATTCTCGTTTTGCAGTCTGGGATACTACAGCGTTTGGAACGCACATCCACGTAGACGAGGCTTGGGAGCTTATCGGTATCTTTAGCGGTCTAGGATTATCGCCCCAGTCTGTTCACGTCGGCGGTGTAATGCCTGTAGTAAATGAAACTAACGTCCTAGTCAGCTCAATAGTCAATGACGCTCTCACAGTTGGAAACGGTTTAGTTTGGCTAGACCAAGATACAGAAGAACTTGTTGTTATCCATCGAACCGGAGTCCAAACTCCAACCCCGACTACCTACGTAATTGGAAACAATCACGAAGACGATTATCACTTATGCATGAGCGAGATAAATGTCTTTTCGGACGCGGACGCTGTCTATAACTCTCTAACGGTATCTTTGACTTCTGATCCACTTACCTTCGTAGTTCGTAAAGACCAGGACTCTATCGATCTATACGGGGAAGCAGCCATTGACTTAGCAATCAATACCACTAACGTCAATCAGCTAAACAACTGGGCAGATCGAGTATTCAACCACAGATCAGCTAACCAAGTAAACCAAGTCGTTACCCCGGCTAAAGACAGGCTAGGAACTCTAACAGACGCAGCGGTGTTTACACCGGGAATGACGGTAGGTGTCAGCTATACTAATAGTCAGCTCAATATCGTGGGATACTACACTATAATCAAGGTCTCTCATCGCATAGATGTAGATAATTGGTTCACAACCCTCGAACTATGGAAGGAAGCCTAGTGGCTTACAAAGTATTTACAAACGGAAGCGTTCTTAACGCCTCTGAAATAAACGATAACTTGATGAATCAATCGGTTATTGTTTTCACTAATGACGCAGCTAGAACTGCAGCAATTCCTACTCCAATCGAAGGAATGGTTACTTACTTGGAGAGCACTGACAGCGTTTACGTTTGGACTGGCGCGACTTGGACTTTACTAGGTGCAGCTGCAGGTTTGACTTATATAAACACCTTTTCTGGAACAAGCACATCTAGCTTTAGTGTTAACAGCGTTTTCAGCTCTCTTTACAAAAACTACAAAATAATTATTTCTTCAGAAACTTCAACTACTTCTCAATTAAGAATGAGAATGAGAGTTGCTGGAGTAGACAACAGCGCGTCTCTATACTTTACCTACTGGACTGGAATCAACAGCTCCGGGGCAACAACCATCAGCGAAGGTTCGAGCTCTAGTTCTCCATTGAGCAGAAGTGTTGGTGGAACTAACTTATTTCACTCAACAGAAATTTTTGATCCTTTCGTAGCTAGTCCAACAAGAATGATGGGTCACAGCTATAACAACGCCAACGCTGACCAAATTATCGGAGGCTTTTCACACGCCGTTTCAACTTCTTATGACGGTTTTACATTGTTTCCTTCCGCAGGAGTTCTAAATACTGTTACAGTTCGAGTCTATGGATACAAGGATTAACTATGAGTGAAATAATTTACGTTCAAGAGAACGACCAAAAAAGAGAAGCAACCGAACAAGAGCTAGCTCAAATGAAGATTGATCAAGTGGCTTTCAAGAAAATAGAAGAAGCTCTAAAAGCTAAAGAAGAAGCCAGAAAATCAGCCATTCAAAAGCTAATTGAACTTGGGCTAACAGAAGAAGAAATCGCCAGCTTGTAACATGGCCGAGGAGAAAACAAGCTCGGTTCGCATTACTCAAGGGGACATCTACAAGAAGCAGCTCGAGCACGGGGACATACTTATCAAGGTTCTCGAGAAGCTAGATCACCTGGACGACGTGCCAGACCGCATTCGAGAAGTAGAGCTAACTTTAGCTAGACTTGCTTGGGTAGAGAAGATTGCTTACACCGGGCTAACGGCTTCGGTTATGGCTTTGATTGGCTTGCTAATAAACTCGATTGGAAAATAATGACAGCCTGGTATCCACAAGTATCTGCAGTAATTGACAACGGCTTCGGTGGCTCTCGAGGAGGACTTCCAATCAACGGAGCTGTAATCCATCACGTTGCCGGAACTAACGGTCTAAACTTCGTTGCAAACGCTAACGTTAGAAACTCTCATCCGACTTACCACATCTCTAATTCTGGAGCAGTCACAGGGATTGTAAACCCTGCCAGGAGACCTTACTCAACAGGTGGAACTCCAGACCCAAGTGCAGTAGCTTTCGAGATTGATAACTCATCCGTCGGTGGAGACTGGCCTGTATCAGACGCAGCTCTAAATTCTCTTGTCGATGTAATTGTTTACCACGCTAGTCAATCACCCAGGGCTGGAAATGGCTTTGCGCTAAACGAAAAATCTAGAGTTCAGTCCGAGTTCTTTATTGCCTGGCACTCTCAATATAAATCGACAGCCTGCCCGGGACCATTCCTAACGTCACAGCTCGACTACATTGTTAGCGAATGCAACAAGCGAGCTTCGGGGAAGCTATCTAAACCTAGCAAACCGACAACACCGACAACACCGACAAAGCCAAAACTTGGTAAGTGGCTAAGAAATGGATCTACTGGGGACAATGTCAAATACTTACAGGCTGCTTTAGGCGGCTTAAAGGTCGATGGAATCTTCGGTGCACTGACCCAGGCTGCAGTTCGCAAGTTTCAAAAGCAACAAGGAATTCAAATTGACGGAGTAGTCGGACCACAGACTTGGTCAAGACTCTAATAATCGAAAGGCAAATTATGTTCAACTACAAACCAGAAACTCGCAAGGCAATCTACGGAGTTATTGCTTCGGTCGTTCCGCTTCTAGTAGTCCTGGGACTCATAAGCGAAGACTTAGCTCTTCCAATCCTTGATGTCGTTGCAGCTCTTCTAACCGTTGGTGGATCAGTTCTAGCAATCAAGAACGTCCCTACCAAGTAATGTCCTAGCCGCTTACTAAAATAGCGGTCATGGAAATAACACAGAAAATCGAAGCCCTAAGAGCTGGAAGGTTCTTAGGCACGTTTGAGCATGGCTCTAAAGAATGGCACGAAGCCCGGAAGGGTATCGGCGGTTCTGACATCGCTTCCGTTATGGATCTAAACCCCTGGAAGTCTGCTTACACGCTTTATTGTGAAAAGACCGGGCTAATCGATTCCAACATCGAACCATCTATGCCAATGAAACTAGGCACGGCATTCGAGCCAGTCATTAGGCAACTATTTCAAGAAGCTAATTCAGATTGGCTAACCGTTCACGAGACCGGAACTTGGGCAAGCCTGGAAGACCCTCGAGCCGTAGCCAACGTAGATGGCATAATCGAGTGGAAGAACGGCAAGCTATCCGTCCTCGAGATCAAGTTCACTAGGCAGTATTGGGATGAGCTTCCAGAACACTATAACCTTCAAGTGCAACATTACCTCTGGGTTCTAGGTCTGGACTCTGCTATGGTCGTAGCGGTCGCAGGAGGCGACTGGAAGGAGTTTGAGGTCGTTCGGGATGATTCCCTTATTGAGACCATGAAAACCCGCCTACGGGCGTTCTACGGCTTCCTAGACTCCAAGACAGCCCCAGACTACGACGGAAGTGAGTCTACCTATGAGACTGTTAGGGAGCTATCCGAGGGTATCGAGGAAGGCGAGCTGGAACTGGGATCTATGTGGTCAAATCTTCTCCGGGCAAAACTAGAGTTCGACCAATGGGATAAACAATTCAAGGCACACAAGTCCGCGGTGCTTGCATTCATGAACGGGACTAAGTATGGTCTGTTTCAAGGTGAAAAGGTTATCGCTTTACAAGCCCGTAACGGCAAGCCATTCATCACATTCAAATAGGAGGAAAAATGGGTTTCGACCTAAGCAATTACGAGCCAGTTTCAGAACGTATTCAGAAGTTCTGGAAGACATATCCCAACGGCCGTATCATCACAGAAATCAAATTAATCAATGAGCAAGAAGTTGTAGTTCAAGCTTCCGTGTTTACTGATCGCGAAGACTCTAGACCTGCAGCCGTAGATTGGGCACAGGAGACTCGAGGATCTAGCAACATCAATCGTTCTTCATTCCTGGAGAACTGTTCGACTTCGGCTATCGGTCGAGGACTTGCAACTTTAGGACTGTCAGCTTCTAAGAACCGTCCAAGTCGTGAAGAGATGATCAAGGCAACTCGAGACTCCCGGAACTACATCGAGGAGGCTTCGGAAGCTGCTGCCAATAACGATCTTGAAACTCTAAGAGTTATCTACAGCACGGCGCAGAAGTCACAAGTTGATAACGATGTTCTCGAAGCTATCAAATCTCTCGCAGATTCGCTAAAGGCCAAGTAAATTGGAAAGGGCTAGAAGCCACAGAAAACTTCTAGCCCGACGCGAAAGCGTCACCCAACCACGATGGGCTTCATAATTATAGCCTAGGAAGGCGCAGGATGTCCTTAGAAGCGTTATCTGCAGTTCTGCACCACTCACATAGCACCGGAACATCCAGAGCCCTCATGGTCGCTTTGGCATGGCACTTAGGAGATGATCCCGAAGAAGGTTGCTATCCATCACAAACTCGCCTGGCTAAATTAGCTGGGTGCTCCGTTAGACAAGTTCAACGCAATCTCCAGAAGCTAGTCGAGCTAGGAGAAATTGAAATGTCGCAGCATGACGGAATCGGGTATCGCTTCGACCGAATCACAAATCGATACTGGATAACTATTGATTGCTCCGAGGGTTGTGACGGTAGTTTGAGTCATAATCTACGGGGTGTCAAAAAAGGCAAAACGGGACGGCGTTTAAGACTAGTCGGGGTGTCACCCACGACGTCACGGGACGGCGTAGATGTCGCGTTAAAGTTAACTAATAATTAACTTAAACTTAAAAGAACACTAGAAGGGAAAAACACAGAAATGGCACAAGTAATAATCTATGCAAAAGTAGCCGAGGTAGTAAACGAAGGTTATCCAAGACTTAGGGTCTGGGAGACTTACGACTTCAAGGGCGAACCACGCAATCGACTATGGACGGCTTGGTTGGATATACCTTGCAGCCTAAAGAAGGAAGACGAAGTAAAAATTCACGGCCACCTAAGCACTAAGGTCGGAACCTATAACAAGCCCGGTCAGGAGACCAAGCAGGTAGTCGAGCACTCTTTGAACAACTGTGAAGTTGAACTCATTAGGGCTGCAGAACAAAAGACTCCAATACAAGAGATCCAAAGCATTCTCGCACCAGGAGAACCTGCAGGATTACCGTTCTAGATGTTCCAACTGTTCGTTGCAGGAGAACCTAGACCCCAAGGGTCGAAGAAGGCATTCTCTCGAGGAGCTCACATAGTCCTAGTAGAAGCCAACAAGGATCTCCCTGCCTGGCGGGCGACCATGAAGCGAATGTTTGAACTCAAGATGATGGAGCTTGATTCTCAATTCGTAACGGCCGTCTCGGTCTCATTACAGTTCTGGCTTACTCGACCTAAATCAGTAACCAGGCAGTATGCAACGGGAACTTATGACATCGACAAACTAACCCGAGGAGTTCTGGACTCTCTAGAATCTGCCGGGGTAATCAAGAATGACAACTTAGTCGTGGATCTAACAGTCCGAAAGACTTATGCAGATACGCATGAATCAGGTGTTCAAGTGACGGTAGTTCCCTTTGATAACGATTCCATAACGGCTGGCGTGTCGGAACTAGACCGAAAGCGTAAAGGCTACGTTTAGAGTATGAAAATACTATTCCTCGATCTAGAGACTTCGCCGAACCTGGCGCACGTATGGGGACTCTGGGATCAGAACATAGCAATCACACAGATAGAGCGATCCACAGAAGTAATCTGCTGGGGAGCTAGATGGCTTGGAAGTGACAAAGTAATCTTCAAGTCAGTTCATCATCATGGTAAAAAGGCCATGCTTGACGAATTACATTCCATCATGGATGAGGCCGATGTTCTTATCGGATGGAACTCTGCAGCATTCGACTCTAAACACATCAAACGAGAGTTCATCGAGAACGGCTATCTACCACCTAGCCCCTGGATTGAACTTGATCTAATGAAAACCGTCAAATCCCAATTCAAGTTCCCATCTAACAAGCTCGACTACGTTGCTCAAAAGCTAGGTGTCGGAGCTAAGGTGCAACACTCGGGATTCCAGTTATGGCTTGACTGCATGGCCGGAATACCTAAAGCATGGAAGATGATGAAGGAATACCAGATACAGGACGTCAATCTCCTTATCGACCTTTACTACATCTTGTTGCCCTGGATAAGAAATCACCCACATCTAGGAGTTGCAGGAGGAGAGCAACTTAGTTGCCGTAACTGCGCAAGTGAAAACCTAATCAAGTATGGCTATCGCTACACACAGCTAGGTAAGTATCAACGGTATCTCTGCCAGGACTGTGGATTCAGCCTCAAAGGCGAAACAATCCTCACAGCTAGGCGATCATAACAATTAGATAACGAAACGATTCAAATGATTGACAATCCAACCACAGCAATAAAATTGAATTACCACTACACAGAAAGGCAACACATGAAATACCTACTAGAAGGATTCATGGCCCTAGCGTTTACTTTCGCTATGGGTTACATCTCCTACGAAACTAAAGACGCTTGGCCGCTTGTTGGAGCCATCTTTGTTGGAGCTCTCTACTTGATCGCAGACTGGTCGGACTAATGGCCGGAAAGATAACAGACGAAGAACGCAACGCCATCATGTTTGAAGCGATGAAGTTATTGCTCGATGACAACCTGGTATGGAGTGCAGACTTCGAGGAGATTCGCCCGGCACTCGGATCGCTATTCCTAAGAGCCATGTCAGTTCCAGAACTGGCGCAATTACTAACCACGCTAGCAGTAAGGATAATCAAAACTCATGGATAACGAAGAACGCGAAAGACTATCGAGCGAAGCAATCGAGAACATCAAGAAGTTAGTTCCTAATTATGACTCCCTTATGGACAACTTCAAGACAATGCTTGTTACTCGAGAGATGGAACAATACAACAAAGGCTGGGCAGGAGCTTACAAACACCTAAAGGATGAAATAGTAAAGAACATCGTGAGCGATGGAACTATCTCGACCAACGTGGATGTGAATCACCTGGAGAGAATCGTTAGGATCATCGAGGAAACTAAGTGACTAGCGAATGCCTATATTGCAACGAGGTATACGACCTCAAAGACCATTACGTTTGCCCGAATTGTGCAGTAAACACAGACACCAAAGCAATCACCGTAATCGTTAGTGATAAGGAGGAAGAATGAAGACACAATACACCAAAGGCTTTCAAGCTGGTATTGACTACGCAAGGAAGCAGCTACTCGAATTCCTAAATGCTCACCACGATCTAGGAGACATTCTAACATTCGAGGAGATAATTGAAGAAGTAACTAAATGGGAAACCACAGACCTAGAACTATTGAGAGGAATAGCAGATGGCAGACTGGCACGACACGACATTGTGGAGGAATGCAAGGGCTTATGCCAAGACTGTTTTGGAACCGATCTGTGTCTCGTGTGCGAAGGAGCTAATAAATGAAGACTGGACAATCGACCACATTGTTCCACCCGGCAACGGGGAACCCAATCATGACATCAACAACTTACAATCGCTATGCAGATCCTGTAACGGACGAAAGCAAGACCGGGTGCTCCAACGAATCACCTGGAGAAACCCTCGGTTCTAGGGGCAGGGGTAAAGGGGTATGGCATAGGCTAGCCCTGGTAATCAATACCCTTCTACCTTTATGGATCAGACCAATCAAATCCAAGAGAGCTCATAGACGGGCATACCTGGGGATACGTCATCGTATCTTCACGTATCGAATGTTATGGAGAAGCCATTGGAAGAATGCACTACTAAGAAAGCTGGGCTTGAAATGACCTACCCAGTTTTTTCTGCGAGTTACGTTTCACCCCACGCTTCTCCAGGGATTTTCAAAAACAAGCTGAATTATCCGGAAGGTTGCAACGAATGATTGAAGAGTCAATAAAGAACTGGCTTGAAACGCTGGAACTTAACCTTGAACAAAAAGTGTTATCGGGTTTATGCCTACGTCTGGCGCAGTCCTTTGACCAACAAAGCAATACCAGCACGGCAGCCGAACTTCGGAAGACCGTTCTCGAGCTTCAACGATCTCTAGGTAACTCGTCCGCAGAGATTGACCCACTGGAGAAGTTACTCACTCGCTAATGCTCCAGCTCCCGACTACTTTCACGCCTCCTCTATCGGATGACTTCATAACCGATGGGGATAAGCTCATTGAGTTTGCAAAGATCGCGTGGAGTAGCCCGGAGAGTCCCGACGGACTAGAACTTGACGAATGGCAGAAGTGGTTGCTTCGAGCAATCCTCGAACGCTATCCCGCAGACCATCCCACTTATCCAAACCGTCTTCGTTATCGCCAGGTAGTCATCTCCGTTGGAAGGCAGAACGGCAAGTCACTTATCGCAGCCATGCTAGGACTTTATGGCTTGCTACTTCACGAAGTCGGGCCACAGTGTATATCCCTGGCCTCGAGCACCGACCAGGCAAACATTGTTTACAACCGAGTTCTTTATGTCATCAATAGCAACCCGTTTCTAAAGAAGCGATTCAAGAGAGCAACCGAGACTCGAGGAATAGTGACATCGGACGGAGGAGGACGTTACGACGTAAAGGCTGCAAAGGAAGCAGCTCTTCAAGGTATCCCGATTAGCTTCTGTCTATTTGATGAGCTCCACTTAGCTAAAGAAGGAATGTGGTCAGCAGCCGTTCTTGGAACTTCGCAACGTAAGGATGGAATTGTAGTTGGAATTACAACGGCAGGAGATCAGAACTCCAAGACTTTGATAGATCTATACAAGTCAGGCAAAGCAGCTTCTAATGGCGCAGCGGATCTAGAACGTTTTGGATTCTTCTTATGGGAAGCACCGGAGAACTCAAAGGTCGATGACCCGAAGGCAATCATGGCAGCTAATCCATCCGTCGCTGCAGGTCGAATCGAAATGGAACAAGTTATCTCGGACTTGAAAACAATTCCAGAACACGAAGCTAGAAGATACCGACTAAATCAATTCATCGCTGGATCCACGAACTCATGGTTGCCAGGAGACATCTTCCGAGCTGCAACTGGTCGAGGAGTTACCAATCTAACCGGAGGAGTCTTCGCCGTAGACATTACCACAAACTGGGGACACGGAACGATAGCCTATGCCAACGACATCGAGGACATTCACGAAACAGAATTAGTCATGTCTTTGGTTAGTCCTACCGAACAACAACTCTTCAATGAGCTAACATCGCTTTATAGTAAACACAGCCCGCGAGCGATAGCGTTGGATGATCGCCAGCTACCTGGACTTGCTAAGAGACTAAAAAACTCTGGCATTCCGGTCTGGACACTATGGGCTAAAGAAGTCTCTTCGGCGTGCTCGACTGTCTTTGCTATGTTTAGCACTGGCCTCGTTAGGCATAACAGCGATCCCCTCCTGGTCGCTCAAATGCCTAACGGGGTTGCTAAATACTCCGGTGAGAGTTGGTTCATTAGTCGCAAAGAATCACTTGGAGACATCGACGCAGTAATGGCAACCGTGTTAGCACTTTACGTTTCATCACGCGCACCACACGCAACAATAGGCGTGTTCTAGTCGGTGGTCTGTGGTATCCTTGACTCCAAATGGCATCTATTCTTGATAGGCTCTTAGGACGCAAACCAGAGGTTCGTGCAGTCCAGCCCACAATCCCAACAAGACAACCTAGTATTGTCACGCCTAACACAGCTCTAAGTTTGACGGCCGTCTATCGCGCTATACAAATCATTGGAACTCCAATTAGCAAGATGAGCATAAACACTTATCGCTTTGCAACTGGAGTCGAACTCAAAGTCGAAAACCCAGTTCTTGTAAACAATCCATCACTAGATCAGAACCGCAGGGACTTCTTGTTCCAGACTGTTCTTGATTTAGCTCTTCTTGGTAACTCTTATTGGTTCAAGCAATACTCTTCTAACGGCCAAGTAAACAATCTAACTATCCTCCCGGCTGGTTCCGTTATGCCTTCATACCCAAAAATGCAAGATGGCACAATCGATTACTCGACAATCGTTTACGACTACATGGGCAAGCGTTACACAAAGCGCGAGATTGAGCACATGAGAATCTTTAGCCAGGCAGGTCAGCTTGTCGGTATCTCACCAATCGCTTCTTGCTACAAAGACATCTCCGCAGCTCTTGATCTAAGAGACTACGCAGGAAACTGGTTTACCGCAGCGGGAGTTCCAACCGGAGTTCTAAAGACTAACCAGATGTTGAACAAGGCAGAAGCCGAAGAGGTAACAGCTAACTGGCACAACAAACAGCAGAACCGTCAAGTTGCAGTTCTAGCTAATGGCTTTGACTACCAGCAAATTGCTCTCTCTCCTAGAGACGCACTATTCACCGAAGTTCAAGATCAGCAGACCCAAAACGTAGCCAGGCTATTCGGTATTCCTGCCAGGTTGCTTCTAACTTCTATTCCTGGATCTAGCGACACTTACACGAACCTATTAGATGAGAATCAAGTTTTCTATCGCCACACCTTGCTTGCTTATACAGACGCAATTACAGACGCACTTAGCAACTGTCTACCTAGAGGCAACCGAGTCGAGTTTGACTTCGAGCACCTATTCAAGGCAGATGTAGCAGCACGTTACAACTATTACCAGACAGCCATCGCAGCCGGTATTCTCACGGTCGAGGAAGTCAGAACGAAAGAAGGACTAGATGTCTGAAATGATTACACGCGAGTTTCAAGCTCGCTTAGTTGAGACCGAAGAGAGAACTATTGTTGGTCTTGCAGTTCCCTACGGTCAAGAGATCGAGCTAAATGGAAACACCAAAGAACGTTTCGAGGCTGGAGCTATTCAGACCATCGAGGACGTTAAGTTGTTCTACGGCCACGAAGAGCCAATCGGTAAAGTTGTCGAAGGACGCGACACCGAAGCTGGCTTTGAAATCGTTGCTAAGATTAGCGATACTCCACGCGGAAACGAAATCTACACTTTGTTACAAGATGACGTGCTAAACCGTTTTTCGGTTGGCTTCTACCCGGTCAAAGACCGCAAGGAAGGCCAAACGATCGTTAGAGAACAGGTAACACTCCTAGAAGTGTCAGTTGTTCCCTTCCCAGCCTTTTCAGGCGCAAAAATAACCGAAGTCCGTAGCGAGTCGGAGACCGAAGAGGTCGAAG